ATTGAATGACTCCAGGAGCTTCGTGAACTTCGCGGATTCGGCGAGCGCCATGCCGCCGCGCCCGGCGCGCGTCACGTAATCGACGGACTCGACGTGTGTCAGACTGGCGAGAACCGGCTTGCCGTCTTTCATTTCGCCGGTCGATGTTCCGTAGCCGCGGATTGATAGTCCGATGTGTGGCGCGCGATCCGCGAGCTTGTCGGCGTAGTCCGCCATGACCTTCGACTCAGCGTAGATGCCAGGTCCCTTGACGCCGTTCTCGCGATACTCGCCGTCCGTTGTCGTGATCGCGGCCAAGTTATCGAGATCGCCTTCTGGGCGCGCGTTCTCTTCGGAATCGGTAGGATGATTCCAGTACATGAACGTGCCTTTTTTGAAGACGTCATCTCGCGCGGCATCCTTCAAGACCTGTTCGGTGTAGTGGCCTTTCGTTCCGGTGCCCGGCGAAATGATCTTGATCGGGTAAGACGTGCGGGCGGCTTCACGGATCGGCACGTCACCGAGGAACGCGCACCCCGCAGACTCGACTATCCGCAGGCCGGTCGTGTTGCCCGGCTTCGCGGCTTCTTTCTTGGTGCCGTCCTGCCAAGCTTTCGGCAGGTACTTCGTCCAGCCCTTGCGTTTCGCGATCGCGATGATGTTGCTCTTGATGGTCGCGATGCTGGAGTTGCCGGAACCGGCCCGCCCGAGAGCGCGGGCCGCGGGGGAAACGTCTCCGGGTTTGAGAATCGGAAACGATTTACCCTTTCCAGCGAAGTCGCTGGAGTCCGCCGCGTCCCGTTCGTCTTTGCTGATGAAGCGCTCATACAGCAGAGCTTTCGTGTAGAGCTTCGCCGACTCGCTCATGGTCGCGTAGGCGTCGGCGTCGTCTGCCTCGGGCTCGTAGATCGTGCGCGGGATAACCTTCATCCCGGCATCGTGGTGAACGACGGCCTTAGGAGCAGAGTCGCCCTGCTTCGACATTTCGTACGGCGAGCACATCACGTCCCCACCGCACGAGTAGTACACGTCACCCGATTCTTCGTCGCCTGTGTGGTCGATGTAGTAGGCCCAGTTGCCGGTGTCCTTCGTCGCGTTCCGCACGGCGTCCGAAAGGCGACCGCGAACGTCGTTCGAAGTCAGGTCGTCCATCGCTTCCTGAATGCGAATCGCGACTTCCGCGTATCCGGCTCTCAGGGTGGTGCGGACGGGCATCTGCGTGCGATGGTAAATTTCCGCACCACAATTCGTCAACGAAATGTTTTATTATCTCAATGAGATATGCAAACCGTCGAGACGCTTCTGAAGCGGTGCACCGTACCAGGCTGCACAGAGGAACGAGCCGATAAGTCTGAAGATGCGACGAACCGGCATTGCAGGAAACACCGCGCGGAGGCGCAGAAACGGCACATGGACACGAAGGCAGAGAAAAACGGCGCGCGGGCTTGGCACGATGGCGTTGAGGCGATGGCGAAGCACCTCGCTGAGCAGTTCGACAAGTATTCGAGCCGCACCCGCGAGGGTCATTACATCCAGCGATTCGCAGGTCCGGAGATCGCAGACATCATCCGCCGCTGCGCACGGCCCGCGCTACCGAGCTGATGGAAATCGTCGATCGGCTTCTCTCGCATATTTCCCCTGAGCCGTTCTCTGGGTGCTGGCTCTGGGACGCCTCTCTTGACTCACGAGTTTGCCGCTGGCAATGAGATGCACCAGATGATGCGGGGAAAGCGCGTCCGTTACTGCCGGACATGTAAGCAACTGAGCCGCGCTGGATCACTTCCCCAGTAGCTTTGTAGCGATTGCGGTATTTTCCCTGAAAATCTCGACGATGTGGGGTCTTTCTATGTCCAAGCTCGGACGAAGATATGGTTCGGCTGCGAAGCCGGGCCACGTGGAAGAGTACGGCCCTTCGCCAGCTCCAGCCGATGCCGCGCCGCGGATGCCGGTCCCGTACTCGACGTAGGCTGCGTGGTCTGAGTCGAACACCACTGCCGCGCTGGGCTTCGCGCCGGTCTCCAGCATTTCGACGTGGCCTGAGTCCCGCAGCTCGCCGGTATCGACGGGCACGATGGATTCCGCCGTTTCGAGCACGGCCTCCGCTCCCTGCTGGACGCTGAGGCGCGCGGCGTTCTCGAAGATCGCCTGAGCCGCAGCAACGTTCAGGCCGGTAAAGCTGGACTGCGCCTTGAAGTTCATCGGTGCTGAAAAAGAGAGCTGGTTCCAGCGCCCACGCCCGGCAGGCTGATCTGGCCTGACAGAGCCAGCAGGATCACGATGAGCAGCAGCACGCCGCAGATCCACAGAACGGGCTTCGGAAGCTCGAACTTCTGACAGACCCACCAAAGTCCATAAGCCGCGATCGCAAAGAGCAGCACGTAAACAAGAAGCGTGATTATCTGAGCTACCATGCCCGTGAACATATCACATGCTCACCATCAAAGAGCACATGCACGAAGGGTGGGACGGTGGCGCGTCGTCGCCCGATCCGAATTCGCCATCGAGCGGAATCGCGCCGTCGAGGACGTTTTCGATGCACACCGGGCACGGTGCAATGTCTGTCACCCACTGCTTTTTCGTCGCCCCAGCCTGCTCTCCGAAGTGCACGACGGACTGGTTGAAGGCGTCGTTCAGTTCCGTTTGGGCAATCATCGAAGCCCGAACGGTGTTCGCATCGGCGAATGAATCCTTGACCGCCTGCACGATCCCTTCGAAGTCCGAGCCCGACTCATAAGCGTCCGCAACGGCCCCGGCCAGCCGATCAACGGTAGTTCTATCGATATCTCCGGTGAGTCGGGAAAATCCTCCATCTTTCAGGTACTCCGCGACAAACGATTCTGTGGTCTGCGGTGCCGTTGCATCCAGCATATCGGCTGCCGCATCGCCGCCGCTGTCGATGGCCGCCGCGATGGCGCGGGCGTAGGTCTGCTGTTCGTCGGCCGTGACCGGCTGCATGTATACGGTTGGCCCCAGCGCCGCCGCGATTTCAGCTTCGCGCGTGGCCTTGTCCGGGTCGTCGGCTTCGCGCAGAGCTTCGGATGCTGCTACGCCTTCGTTCCAGTCCGTTTCGCCGTGCTGCGCGAACCATTGACCCGAGTCCGGAGCGGTGTAGCACTCCACCAGCCCACTGTCTCGCGTCAAACGGAACAGATGATCTCCGGGCCGCGAAAAGTCCGGATTGTTGACCAGCTCCTCTTTGTCAACGCCCTGGAATCCTTTCAGCGCCGCCGCATGGATGATGTGCAGCGCCCGACCGCTCGTGATGTTCAGGACTCGCGCGCCGGGCTTCAGCATGGCGCGTTGGGCTACCGTTCCCGCGATCAGACGCGCCGCCACGGCGTTGAAACTGTCGCCCTCTTTGCCGCTGTATCGGGAAATGCCCGGCGAGGCGTCCGGCGTTTCCAGCACCAGCTTGCGAGTCGCCTGCCGCGCGTCATCGAGCGACATGCCCTCGTATCGTCCCAGTCCCCATGGCCTCAGCCATTCCGCGTCCTGCGCGTCCGGGTTGACGATGCGGCCGGATTCCCGGCTGCGGGAATTCGGCGCCGTGAACACCGCGATATCTTCGCCCACGCGCTGCCTTAGTGTCCGCATCTGCCCGCGGCCAGCATCGGTCAGTGGTGCATCAGTCGAGCCCGTTACTCGCCGAACAGCTTGGCCTTGACGCCCTCTATCAGGTTCAGATTTGCCACCAGCAAGTCCGCTCCCGCCCGTTCGGTCCTCACGTAAAGCTCTTTGTCGGTGCCCATCCGGTAGGGATGGTGCAGCTCCACCGCCGCCCGGACTGCCCGCTCCATCTCCTTCGGAAACTGAATCTGGACGATTACCCGTTCGGTCAAGGCTGACATGGATTCTCCTGAGCGCGTGCGAATCCAGCACCGCTTTTCGCTGCGCGCGGAAGCGTGCCCGCACGAGCTTTTCGATCTTCTTCCGCGCGCCCCGGATGGCTTTGTCTCGCGCGGCCTGATGCTTCGATGGCGAGGCTTCCATCAGGGCGGAGAGATCGTTTGCAGCTTCGATGACCTCGGCTTCTAATTCAGGCACTCAAAAACCACCATCTGACGGATACCCACGCAGCGTCGGCATCAAGGCTTTAACACCACCACATCGCACTGCGCTTCCCAGTTCACCACCGGGCCGACCGGCTTCGCCCGGTATTCCGTACCGCACTTCGCGCAGTGGAACGGCTGAAGTGAATCGAGCGCCCCGGATAGAGAGGCTTTCGCCAACGACTTCGCGCAGCATCCGTCCGCAGCGAAGGAGTGCGTGAATTCCGGTTTCTGCATCATCGGCTCGCGCAGCTTAATCGCCATCTCATCTGGCGCGCCGAAGGCGTTCACCGCCGCGACAATGAGATTGGCCTGGTCCTGATTCTGGCAGACGCACACTGCGTTGTGATACGAGTCGTATACCTTGCGCGGATCGGATTTGGAAGCGTGCCACGACATCAGGCGGCCTTCCATTTCTCCAGCGCTTCGGTGAGCCGCTGCATCGCCGCCTCCATCGTCTTCGCCTTCGGCAGCTTCGCGCCGGGCACCGCGCCCGGCTGACTCGTCGGCATCGGCGGCCCTCCCGGAACGGCTCCTGGCATCGCCTGCGCGGGCTCCGGTTCGTCTTCGATGGTCTGATCGCGCTCGTATTGATCCTGGGGGAACATCTCCTCGACGATCTCTTCGGCCTTGTCGATGCCGAGCAGCGTCATCAGGTGCAGGATGCCGGCCTTCTTGTCGATACCGCTTATACCGCTCATCTGTCCCAGTGTCAGCGCGGAGACCGTGGCCGTGACCAGCTGCGGAATGTCACCTTCGCGGATCGAGGGGAACGTGACCGTGATTTCGAGCGCGTCCGGATTGTCTTTCTTAGCGGGCGCCTCGACGTACTTCCAAGTCCCGTCCGGCTTTTTCGCGCGGGCGGCTTCGCGGATATCGATCACCTTCAGGTCGGCATTCCGCCGGATCATCGCCTCCCGCACTTTGCCATTTGTCGCCTTCAGGGAATTGCGCAGAGCGAACTTGACAATCACGCAGAGGTCTTCGCGCCACTCTTCCTGCAGACTCATGAAGGCCAGCTCCGTGGGCCGGTCCAGCGTGTTGGCTGTGGCGAGATTGCCCGTTGACACATCGGCGAGGAACGTCTCCGGCACGTCCTTCACCATGCAGCACATCAGCTTGTACTGCCGCACTTCCTCCGGGTCGCCGCCCTGACCCTGCGACTTGAATGCGCTGATTGTCGAGCCAGCCCCGGAGGCCCAGATCGATCCGGCGACGGCTGTGGGATTTTGCTCATACCACGAACTGTTCCCCGTCGCCACCGTGGACTGCAACTGCTGTTTGATGCCCTCGACCGCCTGCTGGCCGCCCTTCGTTGTGATCGTCATGGCGATCTGAGCCAGCGCGGCCTTGACGGCCATGCAGTGTTCGAGGAATTTGCGCGATGCCTTTGCCCAGTCCAGCATAGGGTAAATCCGCGGGCAGCCGAACAGCCACTTGCCGGCCGTCCCGCATTTGCGGTGATACACCGGCGTGTCCCACATGATCGGCGAGCCGTTGATGTCCTGCTCTTTCGTGGCTTTGCCGTCCTGAACGTCCTGCCAGTGATTCAGGCTCGGATACCACGCCACTTTGCCCGCCTGCGAGAAAAGGCCGGTCGCCGTGACGAACGTTTTTTCGAACCACTGCCTTTTGAACAGCAATTCGGTATCGGCATCGTCGGCATCCGTCACGATCTCCTGCATCTCGGTCGCGTCGATAGTGCGCACATCGCAGTCGCCCGTATCCTTGTCGGTGAAGAACGCGAAAAACAGATTGCCGTCGTAGTCCTTGCGCCGCTCCAGATCGGTGAGCGCCACCTGGCCGAGCGTCTTCTGGTTGCGCTCCAGAAACGACTTGATGGCCGCGTTCGCGTCGGGGTCCGGGCTCGAAATCTCGACGCCGCGGCCGAACACGTAGATCGCGCAAACGTTCACGAGCCGCCGCACGATGGGATTTTTGATGTAGTACAGCCGCGAAAGCAGAATGATTTGCTGAATGCCCCAGCGCGAGAATTCAAGCCAGCCGAAATTGATCTCTCGGCGCCACTCCCAGTTATTCAGCTCCAGCTCGAAGAGGCCGTTCGCGCCCTGCGCCTGGGCGAAACTCTCACGCGAGCGGACGCCGGCCGCTGCGGACTTCGCCATGCCGCCTGGCTGCACCGCTTCGCCGAACGTCATCGGCCCGAGCCAAGGCCCGCTACCGCCCATCAGCGCGGCTTCCTGGAGTTCGCCGTAGAACTCCAGCACTTCGCGCCGCCGCATATCTTCGCTGAAGTCTTTCTGCGCGAGCTGCTCGACGAGCGACCGCACCAGCCGTTCCAGATTCGGCTTGCGTTCGGGCTCGGGTGGCGAAAGCGTCTCGACTACAGGCCGCGCGAACCAATCCCGGACAGAGCGTGCGAAGCGAGACATAATCGGCGGCGTCATTGCCGCGATTGTACTACGAG